AGAATTATACCATTCCCAGTCATTAAGTTTGGCCTGATGTTGCAACCGCCAATCGCATCGGCAGCGAATATCTGAGAGCCACCATCATCTTCAAGTACGATGTCATTTATGCTTGCACTGCCAGCTTTTCTAACATCCACTCCGCTCATTTGTATGACTGCGCCAAGGTTCGCTTTCACGCCGTTTGTGGTCCATCCGGTTATGGTAGAATTGTCAATGTTGACTACCCCGCTATTAGCCACAACACCCCTGTTAGTACATCCGACTAGAATGGCGTTGATGGCATTCACCATACCTCCCTCGTTGACAGAGATGCCTATCACACTCCCCGTGACATCTACTCCCCTAGCCTGGATCGTGCCTCCACGCCTGACTCTCAGTGCCGCAGTTGTGCCAGAGGCTAATACGTCCGCTGCCGTAGCAGTGATCAGGCCACCATCGTAGGCATATAACGCATAGTTACCAGTACACCCATCACAGGTACTTTCGATGGCTTGTACATGCCCTCCGTCAGTGGCGAGGATAGCATTTTCTGTACAGTTTGAAGCATCTGCTTGAAACGCCCCTACAAAACCTCCGTCAATAGCTCTCAGCCCTATGCCAGAGCCTGACACATCCGTGCCTGACGCTGATACTTTACCAGCACCAGTGCAAGCTATGGCCGTTCCAGTAGAACCAGAGAAATCACTACCAGTCAAGCTAACATACGCGGTCCCAACTGCAATCCCAGAAGTGCATCCTGTAGCGACAATTCCGGCACCTGATAGAAACGAAGCGTTGGACACTCTGACGCCTATACCACTATCACTCCATATCGTATCCTGTGCCCAGACTGTTGAGCCCAGACTGACTTCCAATCCTCGATATAACGACCCTTTACACCCTGACTCAAACTCGAAATTACCTCTCGACAATTTGTATTGAAAACCTATAGTGTTAACTGCTGCTCCGGTGGTATTAAAGATGAACAAAGCGTCTATATTGGGAGCAAACGAATTGTAGAAACAAAACGCTGGATAAGCACTGTCACCTTTGAGGCTTGTCTTTCCCGGAGTGCCGCCGCCATCTCTAACAACGCCTTGATCGTATAATTGTGTTGTCATGCTCGCTCGATCAATCACAACCTCTGCGTCCACCGAAGTGATTCTAACCCAAGAGAGATCTTTGTTGAACACAAAGACCTGTTCTTCCATCACAAAACCAGTGAGCAACTGAATGGTCGTGAAATACGCTACAGGTTCGTATTGAGGCTTGTATCGTTCAGCATATTCAATTGCCTCCGCAATGGTCACAAAGTCGCCCGCCGCACCAACGGTTATAACTTTATCAGCGTTATACAGCCTTGGCTGCACCTGCCAGTCAGTACCATCGCCAACTAATATTGAACCATTTGTAGCATCTCCTGAAGCTACTTGTTTACCTTCAACAGCCATTTTACCAGCACTATCTCTTGATAAAGTGGTATCAGTAGGATCACCAAGTTCTATTGTGTCTACGTACATTGTATTATCTCCAGGAAACGGAACAAAATCACCATTTGAATCTTTTGCATATATTTTATTTCCAACATAAAGATCAGCTAGTACATTTTTATCAGCACCAAAGTCTTGTTTTATAACTCGTTCCAGATCCTCTAAATATAATCTAAGATCATAATCTATAGAATCTGGTATTCTAGAAGATATATTGATATTATTTACTCTTGAGTCAGTAGCCATTATTATCTCTCACTAGCCGAAGTAATTCCGACATTTATAACACCACGCAATTGAAAATCTTTGCTTGAATCCTGGAACAATCTAAACCGGATTCGTCTAGACGATACGTCCAGTGGTTTTTTATATGTAGCCCAGTTGCTCGTAATGCTGACTGGTGAATCAACAAGCGTTATGTAGTTGTTTCCACCATCTGTTGAATACTGAATGCCAATGGATGCAGAAGCTATAGTTGATAGACACTCGAATGATACCCAGATTGATCTGAATATATTCTCAGCAGGATCAAGTCGAATGTCTTCAGTAACATAGTGACAAGATATATCAGTGCCAGAATCTGTTCCAGTTTGTTCGTCTAGTTTGAAAACATATCCAGTGTCACTTATAAAGCATGTGATCGGGTATCCTGATTCTCCAAACGAGTCATCACAATAAAAAGACACTTCATCGCAATAGTAAGTTGCATATGGTGCATCATCACAATAAGCTTCATCAGTAGATATTAATGGGTTTGTTCCTCGCATACTATGTGCAAATTCATAATACTCCCAAGGATTCCCAGGTAATGCATAGTTGATAACATAAAAGCTTTTTGGATAAGTACTAGAAGATGTCGGAAATCCGAAAAACAGTTTTTGTCTATTATAGTCTAAGTCACTTATGATCTTAGCTTTATTTGATACTGACATTCTATCAAATAAGTCTTGAGATATGCTGTGTCCAATATCGACAATCTGTTTTCCGCCACGATATTGATAAATTCTTTGATCAGTTCCTAAGAAATAATGTTGCCCATTTACTTTTGATACTGCACGATTCGCAAATAGTCCTGTGTCATTGATAACGGTCGGGCTATTAAATATCAGTGTTCCACCTACATACGAAACACTAGTAATGCTAAATTCGCTATAAACTATTAGATCATATCCGAGCTTCATAGCTCGTTGAATATCGCCTATTGAATCAGTAAGATTAATTTCACCAGATGTTCCTGATACCCACTCATCAATGTTGCCAGCACTCGAGTATGCAAAGTTCTTTACATGCTTAGCTGAGTCTGTAAAGTCCAGAATAAAAAAGTGATTCCAGAACTCTTCGATAGATCGAGCCGATGCAAAGCTAGTAAATCCAGTTGTCAGTGCCTGAAACTTATCATTAGATTGCCCTTCAAAGTAGAACATTTCTTCAACACCATTAGTTATTACTAGTGCTGTACCACCATTGTTAGTAAATTCTGCAGTATCAGTAGCTAAAGATATTATCCAATTATTATTTACATCACCAGTAAAATCTCCAGCAGCAGGTGTAATATCATCCCACTCATCATTACTAAAATCATAGTGATAAGCATTAGTTGTTGTCAATGCTATTAAATGTTCATTTCCTCTTGGATCAACATAAGATGTTAGTTCCATCCCAACACCAGTCAGTGGCAAACTAGTACATCCGACTTCAGTATAGCCAAGACGCTTTCGTATCCGTGTTCCGTCTATGACCATGTTCTTCATATCTGGACTATAGTTGCCTTCAAATCCCAGTGACTCGTCTCGGTTATTGATTCCACCGATTCGAGTTCCTGGAATATTGTGTGCAACCGGTATAGTAATTGTACTATAGTCTGTAGCCATTATTGTGCCACCAATCCACCTATCCCATTAGGTATCCAACTATATTCAGATATACTGATATTTGCTACAACTTTTACATAGTTGTCTTTTGGAACCGGAACCGTTACGCCACCCCAAGTATTGTCAGCATCTGCATCTTTACGTCTAACAGTTGTAGGGGGATTAAATGTATCAGCATAGCAGGATATATTACCAGCCCCACAATTTGCCATTACAAATCCATCAGCTTGAGCTTTGTAGACAGTGCTATTTGATAATGCAGCCGCAACAGTATCAACTGCTGTATAGTCTCCGAATCTATTATTAATATTTACAGTCCCAGTTGAAGCAGCAATTGTAAAATCTGCTGTATCCAGTTGACCGACATGCATAGCCTGACCGGTCTGAGTTGCAGCGGCTACACTTGCAAGTACTCGTGATCCCATATCACAGTCAGTATCAGCCTGTAAACTTTGAACAGCAACACGATTAAATCCTGTGCTGATACCAGCCGATGTTGCAATATAAACTCTTAGAAGATTGTCAGATCCAGTCAATATTGCCAATCTTCCATCATCAGATGTTGCCGATGTATCTAGACCATTGCCAGCTGGATCTGTACCTGGTGCAGCAGAGTCCAAGTATACTCGTGCAGAACCTTTAGAATGCTCGCCACCAGCATTGCTTGTAGATGGATTTACATGCTCTTTAGATATTACGATCTTAGCCATAGACGTGACGTCTCGGATTTCGCCGGGAATGCTTCCTATTAGCGTATGATCTACTGGTTTGGTTACGTCCCAATCAGCCATTTTATTATCCTTTGCTCGTATTCATTTAATGAATATGATTATCAATTATCGAACCACAATACAGAGTTGCCTTGATTCGGCGCTCCATCAATATTGTTTGTTACTGACAATCCGAATCCATTGCCATTTAGTCCTGATCTGCCTGATTGCAAGTAATGCATCCAAGCAGTCTTGTCAGTATTAACTGCATCTAACAGTGTGCCACCGATTTTGCCCTGCTCGAATCTAGCTCCAAGACATATGTTCTTCCAGAATTTATACTGTTCTTGTTGCTCAATAGATAGAAAAAGAAAAGCCGTTACATACTGAGTTACAAATATATCTAATAGTTCTATCGGGCACTCAGTGCTGTCGTCTGTAAATGTTTGATAAGTTGTCGCACGAGTCTTGAGTGTTAGATTTGATTCGGCTGGTCTGTCGAACATTATACTGGGCTTATCCCACAAAGCATTAGCAGGCCAGCCCTTGAAGTTACTGGCCGGATTCACTGCGTTGTTGTCGAACCAGAATCGTCCTCTTAATAGCAATGGCTTATATCGCGTGCCACTAGTCTGAACGATTCTGGCATCAACAACATTGTGAAGATTTGATATTGAACTGGACAAGTCTACAGAAGTCGAATCTTCAACAATAACTGTACTGTACTCTGCAGATGCGTCAAAAAATGCCTGGTGATTCAATGCAACTCGAAGTGCTTCATCGCAAAGTGTTTCAATCAGTGTAGCTTTTTCTGTGCCTCGCCCAGTGTAACTATCTACAACTGTCTTAATTTGACTTCTAGTTCTTGCCATAATTAAAATCCCGAAAATTCTACAACACAATCTCCATCAAAAGTTCCATATCCATGGAATACTACGTTTTCGTATCCACAACTATCGAACACACCTCTGGCACATTGATCAGCTCCAGGAGCAGCAGTATAAGTATCTTTCAGAAACAATGTTGTACTTGCCCAAGTAATTGTATCAGCAAAAACAAGACCTGTCACAACTCCGTTTTCATCAAACTCTGCTTGCTGTCCTGCTATTACATCAAGTGTTCCAATCTTAATAAGATTGTCATCGTTTTTTCTAGTTCCGTAGACATCAATGTCTACATCAAAGTTATTAGTTCCAAGTTTGAACAGAAACTCTATAGCATTGATTCCTTGTCCAAGCTTAGCTACAACTACATTGTCTAATAAACTTGCACTTGCCAAGCTTCGTTCAGCAACGCCAAGTGCTGAGTCTGCTGCCGCTGCCGTTGCATCTATTGTTCCAGCATTAACCCATCTAGTTCTACTAGTATTTACTGTATCCATAATAGTATCCCTTAGCTAGATGCAGTCATATTGACATATGTAGTAGCGGTAATATACCTGTATACATCGTTATTGGTTGTATCAAGTATAAGATCATTAGCAACCATGCCAGTCGGGATAGCCCCAGCAGGCACGCCTGCATTAGTCCACAATGATCGTGTGATTCTGGACTTAGTGTTTCCACCGCGAGGAAGCTCTACATCTGCATCCCCATTGATCGCAGCTAGGATCTTCGTCCAAATCCTGTGTTTATTCTTTGCTAGTGTAATAGCCATCTTTAATAACTCCTAACCGTTTCAATAATATGATCTAAGTTTTCTAAGTTTACCCACCATCCACAAGGAATACAAACTTGCCTTGAAGCAAAGCTATCTACTCCTGGCAATGGTCTGGCAAACTCACTAAATACTGTTTTGGTATGATTCGGCAGATGTACTCTGCTTGATTCAATATCTTTTGACTTCATATATGCAATGAAATCATCCGGATCATCTACTAGCATTGAGAACAGCCAATACGATGATACGCTGTGATACTCATAGTCCAGTAATTCTACTGTTGAAAGATCCTTAAATGCTGATCTCATTTTCTCAGCATTAGATCGACTGGCATCCATAGTCCCATGAACATAAGAAAAGTTCTCTATTCCAATCGTAGCTGATATGTCGTTCATATGGAACTTATAGCCCCAGTCATACATATCCTGATAGCATCTCATGGATGAACCAGCATCCCGATCAAGATAGAACCAACGCATTTTCTTAGCTTCAACATACTTGTCGTGATTACTCAACAACAGTGCTCCACCGTCTCCGGTCGTCAAATGCTTAATAGCCTGAAAGCTAAAACAAACATAATCACCAAAGAATCCAACCGGGTTGTTTCTATAGTAGGATAAAAATGCATGAGCTGCATCTTCGATTATTGGAACATGATAATCATCTTTGAGCTTTCTTAGCTTTTGCATATCACACGGGTAGCCTGCCCAATGAACACACATAATAGCTTTGACTGAAAACTGATCCAATAATTCTTTGACACTTTCCGGATCAATGTTGCCAGTTTTAGGATTAATGTCTGCCCAAAGTATTTTTGCTCCAAGTGACAGAATCGGCATATTGGTTGCAAGACAAGTCATCGGAGTTGATATTACATAGTCATTATGCCCTACACCTGCAAGCCTCAATGCTAACGTAATCGCAGCCGTTCCACTATTAGTCGCTACTACACGCGGATTACCAACATTGTCTGCAACTAATGTTTCAAATCTTTTTACTTGTGGCCCTTCACCAACATAGCCGGACTCTAGAACTGGTTTTAATTTCTTAGTTACATTCGGACTCATTGTTACTTTAAATAGAGGTATCATTATATGACTCCCTTCTTAGCAATTGAAACTCTTACTGGAGTTCTTCTTACGCTATACATCGGAATATCATATACGGGAACTAAATTAAACTGCTTTAACTTTTCATTTATTATATCTTCATTAAAGCAATTTTTGTGATGCATACCTAAATCTTCTTGTGAGCCAACTAACATTTTAGTAATATAATCTAAGTCATCAGATCTTGCTAACCATCTTCTAGATATTTCATCAACACACGGATAAGCAGTTATAACATATCCGTTTGAACTCAATACTCTGAAAAATTCTGCTAAAGCTTTATCTAATTCTTCAAATGTCAAGTGTTCTATCATACATATAGATTCTATCAATTGGACGCTATTATCTTCAAACATAGACAAATCTGTAGCACTTATGTGATTAGCTCCTTTAGTAAATGGATCACAATTTACCATGCCAGCAACCAAGTTCATTCCACAGCCTAAGTTCAATCCAATATCACAACTTAGCCTTAGTTCTTTAACGAAAGAAGTTACTTCAAGACTTTTATCTTTATCAGTCATTTCATATATATTTAGAGGTATCATCTTTTACCTCCATCAAGCATAGTTTTGTAGTCAGCAATAATATCAAACTTATTGTATTCTCTAGATTTTAAATATGCATGACAACACATATCAAAATAATGATCTGGAATATCTATCAGATCATGCATTTCTTCAATAATTTCATCAATACTATTAGCTGATATAAATTCTTTCTTTTCTTTCCACTCGCTCGTGTATCCAATCTCTGGAAATGCTATTGTCGGGATTCCGAAGCAACCAGCATTAGCTAGCTTTAATGGATTCTTCATTTCAGGCGGCATCATTGGATGTATATTAGGTGTTCTGAAACATATCTGTAAGTCAATAGAAAGATAAAAATCTATTACATCTTGTTCAGTTTTGAAATCAAAACAAGTCTTAAAGTCAATCTTTACATCATTCCATAGCCTACTAGCCAATTCATTTTTATCTAACTTTAAGTTATCTTCGTATCCGATAAATCCTGCTGTTTTGATCATTTTCTTTTCTAGCTTTTTGCATTCATAATCTACGTGAAACTCTGGTATAATCCAGATCTTGTGAAATGGCAAACGATTTTCTAAATACTGATAAGATGATTCGCCTATTGCTATTAATTCCGCATCTGGTATCTGTGATATTATTTCAAGCCCGGCACAACCATCAACTGGATCAAATATCAATCTATAGCCACCTTTGATTAATGCCTGTAATGATTCTTCTTCTGGCATAGTCTTGACAAATACAATAGTATTGATGTCTTTGTGAAGTTCCGGCTCATCTATTCTGCAACCAAGTTCAGATACTACTTGATAACCACGTACCTGAGAACTGGCCCAGGTTTTATTTGTTATAAACATTACATTAGGTCGGATCATAGTATACTCCTTGCTGATCGTGATTCAGCGTTCGGGTCTTTTTCAAAATATCCATTAGCTGTTTTTGCTCTTTGGCATTTTGCGGATACACTACATTATCGATTCCGTAGTGCCCAATCAAGACTCTCGTATCTATGAAACATTTCTCGCCTATATCATAGAAAGCATTGCACAAGTTTATGTCGCTTCTAAAATTATAGGGTTCTGAGTTCTTAGTAGCACTATTAAACGTATCTCTAAAATATGGTTTTTTTAGCTTTTTGAGTTTTTCAAGATTTATTAATGTTGCTCCAAATGCACAAACGGCCACTTGATAACAACGCCCATCAAGCGGAAGCTCTGTTTGAATATATAGTCCAGTTTCATCGCGTTGACAACATACTTGCTCATATTCGTTACCTCGCTTACAGATTAGTCCCGATACCATAGCTTCATCTCGAGTTTCCCACAAATGATCTAGTAGTTCTTTTGGAATCAGATGATCCCCGTCAACTATCAAAAGATGGCTACAGTTGTTTTCTATAGCCATCTCTGATAGTTGATTTCGTGCTGTTGCTGCATTGAGTCCTTTACGACCCATAAATACTAAATCATACGACCTAGCCCACTCGGCGGCACAATGCATATGATTGAAGTAAACTTCATAAGGAACATAGTTAAAGACATGAGTACAAAAGGCTACACGACCTTTAAAGTTTGTACTATTGTCTACAGTTTTCGCTTCGTGATTGTCTTTGTTCATTCAACAAGTCCTTTACTTTATGGCAGGCATCGTACCCGAACTAGAGCACTTGCAGCCGTTGCAGGTGTAACAGCTGTTGGTGCAGCTGCTATTTCGATGTGACGACCAAATGTGATAACTTCAGTTGCAGGATACGGAACACTTGTTACAGCTTGACCCCACGGATAAGTTGCAGGCATAGAACTAGTTCCAACTGCACGACATCCAGCCTGTTGATCCACAGCTGTGCTAATGGGCACATGAGATACTCGCTTGTATCCTTGAACCATAATCCAGCCATGATCTCCTGTGTCAGCACCAGATGCAGCGATGCCAGCCATAGGAACTCCAGCTGGGACAGAAATCAATGCAGTAGTTGGCCCGGTAGCCGCATCCGGTGACAATACAGATTGATTCAAACTAGCAGCAGTTGTCTTGCCTAACTTTGCAAGACAAGAACCATTGGCAACAAGTGCTGTAGACCCTACATTTTTAACGAACCGATACTGGTTTCCACGAGCGTCATCTCGCAGATTGCCTAGGCCATCGACATCAGTTTTGGACAAGTCAGTCAACTTGCTTGCCCACATTACCTTGCGTCCACTCATACTATGTTACTCCTTAATAAGATTAGTTGGGAGTTTATCCCATTTTTTATGTCTAACTATTAACTAGCATACTCCATACATCCGTGTCTACGAGGTTGTGCAGTGATCAAACCCGGAGTCATGCAAAGAATATATGCTACACGTTCCAACTGATTAGGAGTCTGTTTCCAGTCAGTCATATCAAACCATACGTTAGGATGATAAGGCATCTCAATATGATTGAGATTCAACATGAACAGATGGTTTTCTGTCAGCCGGCTACTGTATGTCATAGTAGCACCCTTGAACGTAAAGGCCTCGAAGCCAAGATCAACGGCCTTCTTAGTGAATGCACTTTGAACCACCATTTGCTTATCACTAGCTTCGTCCTCGTATGCTTCATACATAGACTGGTTAGTGATGATGAAGTTCGGGCTTTCTTTATTAGCTGTTACACTGTTCCAGAAATGTCTCATATCAGGAACAAGGTTCAAGCTATATGGTGCATTAGTTGGACCAGCGATTTTGGCACTAACATCTTCACTGGCTCCACTGTATGCAACCCAGTTTCTCCACCATTCGTTAGTACGACTGATGCCACCGTTGCTGGTTCCAGCAATCTGAGTATCCGACGCAGATCCGTCACCGACTGCACTCTCAGCAGTATACAGAGGACAAACATCATACAGTGCGTTGGGTTGAGGATCACCACTATAGTATGCACCCCATTGGAACAGATATTTGTCGAGATCTTCGACCATCGTATCACGAGCAGTAGTCAGTCGATCGGCTACGTAATCACTGATCTGAAATGCACCCATATTCTGATTGTCTTCAACCAGCGAACGATTAATATCAACTCCAAAGTATCGCCAATCCCAGAATGCAGCCGAACGATCCTTAGCTTCAGATTGAGTAAACACTGAGCCCTTGTCAAACCGCTGGGTTTCTTTCAACGCATACTTGATTGTTCGTTCGATCTTTCGTCCACCAGCTTGTGACTTCATAGATCCGTGATCTTTGATTGCCATCCAGAGGATATTAGCTTGCAGAATATTATCAATAGCGGCAGACCTGATCTCGTACCAAGTCTGAGTAAACTTATCATCAATTGTTTCAGTTAAAACTGGTAGTGTCGTAGACATTTAAAACTCCTATTACTGTGTGTTACCTACAATTTTTTGAGCAGCTATTCTAGCTAGTTCTTTAAAACTACTAGAACTACCCATTGATCCAACGGCATTCATACTATCACCGTCTCTTCTATCCATTTCTTGTCCAGCGTTTCTAGATGCAATATTATCAGGTCTTTCAGTTGCCGCCAAATTAGTAGGAGGTGATCCTACACCAGCTTTAGCCTTAGCCAGTATGTATGCATTTTCGATTGACAGACTTGGTGTTTCTTCAAGCAATTTTGATACAGCTGGCCCGAAAGATCCAAAGTCCTCGTATTTGCCTTTGACTTCATTTACATCCATCTTAGCCAGAAGACCACCGAGTGCATCAGTGATTTTGCCAAGCTGTTCAGCCTGAGGCAAGTTTTCAGTTTTCATCGTCTTGCCAAAAGCCTGAAGTTTTCCGTCCATAGACTGATCTAAAGACTTAGACAATACATCCAACATCTGACTATTAGACAAGTTATCGAACGGGTTAGTTTCTGGCTGTGCATTCAACTGGCTGCTTTCGTTATCCAAGATAGACTTTAAATCTGCAGATGCTAGCAGATCCTGGTCTTCTTTAACGCTGTTCATGTTTGCAACTGTAGACTCAAGTGTTTGATTTTTAGTGTTTAATTGTGCAATCACGTTTTTCATCTGGTCCATCTGACCAGTTAATTGCAATAGCATCTCGGGTGTTACAGCTTCTTGACCTTCGTTTTGACTGGCTAATTCCATCGCATTCATACTATTGTGCCTTTCTTGTTAGATCCTTCTTAATCTGATTTCTTCTGAACTCCCTGATTGATTCACGCCGTTCTAGCTCAATTGCTCTCAAGAGTCTTGTTAACTCCCTTTTGCTAATATGCCCACCTAATATCTTAACAATCGGAGCACCAGCTGGTGTGAAACTACAGACTATTTTTCGTTCATCTACTTGTTGCTTCGCCATTTAAAACTCCTAGTGTGCCATGTCAATATATGCTCCTGTTGACTTTTCATAATCTCTCATCTCTTGTTTGGAATGGAAGGTTTCCCCTTTATCCGAGACGTGTTCTAAATAAATCCCTTCAGCGGGAAATGTATCAGGCTTAAACTTTGGTGGAAGCTTATTGGTCGGTGCATTACAAAAGATACATTCTGGAAGCTTATCATCATAACGCTTTAGAAAAACATCTTTTCTAACAGTCCCGCAGTCTGAACATTTTACATCAAAAATGGGCATCTTTTATTGGCCTCCTGTTCCTGGCAAAGTTGGTAAGCCAGGACTAGCTGACTGAGAACTACCTGGAGCCGGCCCACCTTGAGCGGGTAACTGGCCACCACCTTGCTGTTGTTTATTAGCAAGTGATCCACCTGGAGCATTCAATAACGCATTGAATCTCGGGTCACTTGATGCGTTCATAAGATGATTCTTTATGAAGTTCCCGTCTAGTGGCACACCCATCTGTGACAGCTGTGCAGCTATAGTAATGGCTTCAATGACTCGCTGACTTCTACTCAGGACTTCTTTGTTCAGCAATGATAGCTTAAACATATAATCGCTGTTGATATTAGCGCCTGTTATTGACTGCCAGCCACCATTAACCATTAGCTCACGCGGTTGTTGCCAGAACTTAGATGCTAGTTTTACACACATTTTAATAGTGTTTATGTACAATCTTTCAGTACTTCCTGCTCTGTTATTGGTTCGAGTGCTAGAACCCATCTGTACGAAAGTTGATTCCCTGGCAGTTGTTCTTGAATTAGAAAACTCACCAATCTGATTCCTTCCAAATCCAATCGCATCTCGTGCATTCGATCTTTGGTCTTCTTTTTGCAATTGAAAGTCATAGCTTTGTCCTTGTGGAAACGGTGCAACAACATCTTTTGGATTCTTAGTAGTGTTGACCTTAGCCACAGCTCCGACATCACCGCTAATTATACGTTCCATTTCTTCTAACGTCATAGCTCCATCTTGAACCAAGAACTTTAGATTATTTATACGTCTCTGTTTTTCTTCTTGAATAGCTATGTCTTGAATAGTGTGTTGTGTTTGACCAAGATAATAAGCAAGCGGTGTAGTCCACATCGAGCGGGGATGCTTAATGAATGTTTCCACAACATACGGCAGCCCGCCAACAGCGGCTTGAATAATATCTACATCATCTCGTAAAAACTTATCATGATCCCGTGACACTACATAAACCCGCCCGGTAACTCTATCATTGATTTCCCACAGCTCGTTGAACTTCGGCTGATTGTTTTCATAATAGTTCATTGAATCAGCACTGTACCGGACTCGCTTGGCAGCTACAGTATTGTAGCTTTCCATATACTGTTCCATAGATATTTGTGGTTCAAGTTTTGATTTGTTTGTATATTTTGGATCTTTCTTTATTGCATTGTTGTCACGAATAAATCTCATCGCACACCATGGAGCATCTTCTAGATGAACTGTTCCCCAAGGCACTACAAAATCATGTGGCAAGACTGATTTACACCACGGCCATCCGGGCTTCACGTTATTGGTTTCAATCCGGTGACCTTTTTTATCAAACTGTGTCAGTGATGCACCAAAGAAATTATTGTTCTGGCCTATATCGAAGCTTGGAGAAAATCCGAACTCACTATCGTAGCCGATTTTCATAACACCAGCTGAATATAGATATTCATGAAGCGTCGATAGTTCTACCCATTTCTTAATATCCAGCTGATTTATGAACACATCGGAAAGCGCTTCAATCACTGGAGCTCCGTCAACTCCAGCTGATAGAAGCGGTATAGCCGTAACTTCTGGGTCCATTACAACTAAATTCGACATCAGAGTGTCGCCCATCGAATATATCAGATTGGGTCCGACTACTGCAGATCCGAGCGGATCATTCGTGTATGTTAGTTCGAGCTTTTTCCATTGTCGTTCACGCCCGAATTTCTCACGAAACTCCAGAGCATTGTCTATTTCGGCTATCCATTTTTCTGGAGTTAATTTTTTCATTTTGAATCCCTTGAATATCTTGTTTTGCGATTGTAAACCAGTAATCTACATCTTGATAAGCATAGCCCTTAAAACAAATTTCCTTTGCCCGATCATATGGTTTTATGTTTTTCATATTTTTTGCTCGTATTCATTTAATGAATATGATTAATTAATGTTTCGCATTGATCGTTCATACTTGTTGCTTGGAAACGGTATAACGTTTAGCCTGTCGCTCATTATTCCCATATCATACGGGTAGCCTTTTTTCTGTCCACGATCCATTAGTTCTTTTAACATGAATCCAGCAGAAGATTCATTTGATTCGATCTCGTGATCTACATCATTCTGATGAGCTAATATAACATCGTTCCATTCGGGTATCTGCATTGACAATGCATCTATAACATCATCGTGCCCGATTGATGCTCCTGGTCTAAATGACAATAATTCCCGTTCTAGATCCTCGTGCTCGCGTTTCATGTATATTTGGCCATTACTGAAAAATGGCTGAAGTCCTTTGATTCGAGCATCTTTGGATACTTTTGCATGTAAGACTTCTTTTATGCTGAACATTGTATTCTTGGCTTTTTGCTTCTGTTGTAGCCAGTATATCAATGTTCTCTGATAAGCAACTGCTTCTACCAATACTTCGAGTGGATGAAATGTCGCATAATGATAAAAGATACGCTCTATTAGTTCGCCTGGTGTATACCGTTCTCGATCATAATGAGCAACAAATATTTTGCCAGTTTTCGGATTGACTCCGCAAGTCATTACAACATTGTAGTCTGGATCAGATGATGTCTCTTGACTTGAATCCGTTGGAGCCGGATCAACTGACGTAAAATAAATACATTCTTTATCTATGTTTTCTCGATACTGAATCCAGTCCCGTTTGAATGTCTGGTTCTTAGCCGTTGTCGGCTTGTTCATATACAATGTAGCAAACATATACGGCCCGAGATCCTGTTCTAGTTCTTCTAGAACACTTTCATCGAAGCGGTCCCACACAGCAGTACCACCTTCTGATGGTACTGCTGGTAGACCGTCTTTCTCTCGAACCGCACGCGTTATGACTACATACTTGCTATGGTTTTCTAACACATATCCGATTAGATCTCCATCTGCCCATCGAGTTCCGATGATAACAATCTGGGACCGGCTCGGGTGCAATAACAGGGGATGTGCCAGCTTATGCCATCCTATAGCTTTTTCGATCTCTGCTTGCGTTGGTTGCTGCACTAGACCCGTCATTGCATCTTTAGCTGGGCTGACAGTATCATCCTCTATTATTAGATCAAAATGCCGACTAATAACAGCCGTTCCAATACCAGCTGCTTCGAATGTTCCTTCAGGAGCGGCTATGGATCGTCTGAGATTTAATTGATTATCTCGCCAAACACAACTTGAGTCTGGCAATAATTCCGGAAACAATGATCGCAATAGTTGGTTTTTTTCAAAAATCTGTTTTATAGAACCAAGCTTTTTACATGCGTTGGTCATTGAGTTCTGAGTTATTAGGATTCTTACATCTGGATTCCTGATTGCCCGCCAAATGGGATAAGCTATTGCCCCGATCGTTGATTTAAACCAGTCACGAGGCAACACAATTATGCATCGAGTGTTTACCAGATAATCTTCTAATGACTTGCAAACGGGCCTGTGAATATGATCCGTTAGATCACTGAAGCCTAGCACTGCTCGGGCAAAGAAGAACAAAGAATCTCTAGCCTTTTGCTGAATGAATGCTAGATATTCTTTGCTCATTTCAGCAGAGTCTTTTTGTTCTAAAGCATTTATTGTTAGTTCTTCAGCGATTGTCATTATTGTATCTCATTTAAAACAAGCGGCTCAGTTAAAGTTACAAATTCTTTCTCTATAGGTATTAGTTTATTATCCTGAATCACTTGCGTCATCTTCTTGGTCTTAATGATGTCTGTTTCTTTACCAATTTCAGTACTGAGAACTGCTCCATCTTGAAAATGTTTCTCAATCTTAGTTTGCATATCAAGGTTACTGGTGCCAGTGTTCTGGTAATTCCCTCTATCATCTATAAAATAATATTGCTTTATCGCCATTTCCTTAACTCCTTATACTGTCACGTTGACTGAGTAGCCACGGCCCTCTAAATTTGTCTTCGCGGTTAGTCCAGCCGCAGCGGGGATCGCGTTGTTTCCACCTACGTCAATGGAAGCATTGTCGGTCACCCCCGCAGCGTCACAGGCTACTAGGACATTAGCTGCCTGTGTTGCTGTCAGGTTACAGTCTTTGAAATTTAATTCCGAAAGTGATGTGGTGATTCCAGTGAATGCCCCGCCCGTTGAGTCATAGTCTACGCCAGTGTCGTACACATATAAATTCTCCAGTGAGCTCGGTAGAGTCCAGCTGGAGATATCACCTGTGACACCAGTGCTGTTCACCCGGAAACTCGTCAGTGAACTTGGTAGAGTCCAACCAGAGATATCACCGGAAACTGGATCTCCTGAAATATTAAACGACGTTACGGAATCCCATTCACTGAACACATAACCAATAGCGTCTCCGATAGTCACGGAAATTGTAGCGGTTACATTGCTGGTAAGACTTGTATCCAGCACTCCATTAATATACACGTCACAAGTACCTGTGAATGTGATTTTTGGCATTATGTCGGAGGTGGCTGTGGCAGTGAACTCTAGGTCGTAGCCAGAATCTCTAATATATCTAGATCGGTTGATTATATCAAGCGGCCTGATTGCTTGAGATCCAAATGTATATCTATTTTTTGGTATTGTTGACATAAGATTGTTCCGCTTAAGAATCTATTCTGATACTGTTATAGTAGATTGTAGCTTAGTTACTTCTACATGATCTATTATGTTTTTTGTTGTTTGAGCAATACTTGATGCTGCAATGACCCCGACAACCCACATAGTTATTTTCCAAAGCCGCTCATTGCGATCGAGCCGGGTCTGGACACAAGGACTTCCGTTGTCTAAGAACAGCCGTCTATGTATATCATCACGTTTGTATACGTAGTTGTTAAACTGTTATCTGATACCTCTAGTCCAGCACCATACGGAGCAGCTTCCGAAAACAAACCTCTCATTGCTTTGATGTTACTCGTTGCAAAAATGTCACCTTCATCTCCGAATCCGTATACCGGAGATGCTGTTCCTACTGACACATTGTTTACTACAGATACCTGTTGTGTATTGAAGATTCCATTTAATGTGTTCACATTTACAATAGATGTTCCGTCTTCAGACAAAATCTGGAAAAAGTCTATAGAATCTGGAATGGACTGAAATATAACTGGACCTTTTCCAGTATAGCCGGGTTTGAGTCCAAAGTCATATCTTCCTCTGACTATAGCCATTTTCAGTCTCTATCTAAGTTTAATGTCTCTTTTATCAATGCTATGGTTTCGATATTGAGATTTACGAGTGGCATATTAGTGTGCAAAGATGTTTCGTTCTTTGTTACTTTTCCTAGTCCCGACCTGTCCAGGATCGATTCGGACGACCTTATAGCTATGTTTTCGTTATCAGAATGCATTCCAGCTGTGAGACGCTTTACTGCTGCTTTTGTCTGCAATCGCAGCTGCTCCATAGCTTCGGTTTCATGCCGAACAATCTTTTCAGTTTCATTGTTATTAAGTTGTGTTTGTTTCTTTTCTAGTTCGTGTTTAAAAATCGGGCTATTTACGATCCTGCAGATTGAGGCCGGAGTATGTTGGACCTGTTCAGCTATTGTTGATTGGTTCATTCCGGTCAGATATAGACGCATTATTTTGTGATGAGTCGGGTTGAGTTCGAGGATATCTTGTTGCATTTTAAACTCTTTGGCGATTTGATGCTTTTCGGTGGGTTCGGCTCCGCCTCCCAGGTCAGTTAATAAAAAATAGGTAAAAATCGGGGTTATTTTGTTTTGAAATTTTTATATTGCGTAGCAATATATGCTCATTGTTTGGGGACGGCTACGCCGACTCCGGGAGTTAAATATAAATCTGTAAAAATCGGGCTTTTTATATTTATTATGTTGCGTAGCAACATTGAGTGTACGAATACGAAGGCTACGCCTTCTTTTCCCGGATGATAAAAAATTTTAATATGTTACGCAGTAACATTTCGCTTTGATGACGAATACGGTGCTACGCACCTTTTCCCGGCTTATAATAAAATCTACAAAAATCGGGCTTCGTTGAACAGAGTTCATTTGATGATATTATTGGAAATTTTTAATATTGCATAGCAATATAAAATAAAAAATTTTTATTTTTTATAGCAACCTTTAACGGTTTGCTTGCAAACCCTAGTATTCTATAGGTGTTTTTTGCTTTTGATATAAATTTAAATAGTTTGCTAGTATCTCCAATCGACGACCCCCATGGGGGGTTTTATAAATGAAGCGTTGATGTGATTATAATCACAATACCCCTGGCGTGATTCCATGCACAATATTAATCCAGTGCTGTTGGGATTATAATCACAACAATATTTCGGCCAAATAAAAAAGGACGCCGAAGCGTCCCATTTTACGATCATGTTTCACGATTTATTCATCGGTCAACATGTTACCAATGAATCCTCCGGCGCTAGGATTAAATCCGATGCTGGACATTCACATTCACAAACAGAATTACCGTTAGCATCAATTCTCGAACAATTCAAACCAGACCCATCATTATACATTTTGCCAGTGGATTCACCACCAAAGAATATTGAGCGTGAACCATTATAATGTGTATCAAATGCGATTGATTTACACGACCATCGTAAATTGGCATGGTTTTTACATGTTAGGATTCTATGCCGCATTATTGGTCACCACCTTCCGTATCATCAACCACAATTTCCGATTTGCCAATTTGATCATCCAAGCGTACGTTTCCATTTGGTGCAATGTGTATCAATTGAATTTCATTGTTCGCACGTTCGTTCGACCACAATTGTTTGGCCTTCGCCAGCGCTTTTGACATGTCCGGTTGGTCGGAAACCCGTGACCAATATTGATCCAACATCTTTGGCGTCCATTTGGCGCTGATGCCATTCCGCACCTTGGATTGCGTATCAACAGCGCATCCGGACGTAATCCATGACACGCATTGGTCATTGGTCACGATGCCAGCGTCAATCATCGTGGCAATTTGTTCGGCGATATCACGGGATTCGAACGTTGGTACATACGCGTATCCAGCGTTTTCCTTGCCCAATTTTGTCAATCGCACGGTGTAATTAATATCATTGATAATTGTTGTTTTCATTTTCGGTACTCCTTGATAAAAGTAGATATTTTAGGTTGACTACATTGTCAACACTATTTGTTTCGATATTCTTTAATTTTCAATGCCATGGCGTCACGCATTAAAGGATATCGGAATTTATCCAAATGCCCACGGTCACGCCATATCCTTAGTGCATGTAAAATTGTACCACGTTTAATTAATTGTCGCCTTTTCGTGTCCATAATGTTTCCTTTTATTAAATTATCAATTGCGCTTCATATTCTTTATATCGGCCATTTTAATTCAATACTTGAATCCTGTCAACCACTAAATAAAAAAGTTTTCAATATTCTTTACAATCCTCGTTTTTAGCGTCATAACGCACATTGGTGATTTAAACCCGTTGTGCGTGCCGTGGATGGATTTTAACCCATGACCCATACCAATCATCCCATCGGCATCCGATCGGCCGCTACACGCGATTTCGCTATGTCACGATATTCTATGGTATTGTCGATACGCTATTGTTACAATATCGTGACATCATTGCCGACACAGATTATATTAAATCTTTGCTATCCACAATACACTATTGTTATTTGACAACTATCCACGAATCGGTGCGAAACAAAACCCTGCTCGTTTTCATTTAATGAAAGGCTTGGATCGGATTTGGACGGGGGGACAATTGTTCACGTCCAATCTGGGGCCCGTAACATGGCCGCCAGTCGCCAAACATTCATCGGATGTATATTGGCCGGGGGCCTGGTAAAAAACCCGTTAAATCGGGCTATAGGCCCGATGTTAAAATGGGTTGCAAAATGTTAATATGGATAGGGTAGTTCCGAGATGATCTGGGTACATTTGGGGTCAGCCCCCTCTGGTTGTAATTGTCGATCCACAATGTCGCCATTTAATCACCTATAAGTAGTTATTCTATATATATATATATTATATATATTTTATGTCCAGAATTATTGATTAGAGGGCACCCATCAAATGTACCCAGATGATCTTGATTATACTACCCTAAACTACCCAATATACGCCATTCACAACCCATTCCCGTTAAATCAACATTTTCCCCCATCAAAAAACACCCCATCATAAACCCGACATTCCCGACCCCGAATTAATATTCCATTATTTTATTTTATTTTCCCATTTTTTCAATTGACAAACCCCGATCATGCCGATATAATAAAGGAGCGTTAAAGAACACGTGTTCTCAATGCCCAATCTATCCTATCATATTCATTAAATGAATACGAGCAATCGGAATGTTCCATTCCGACAAAGGAAACAAATATGATTTACTGTTCAGCAAAATGCCCTGATTGTGACGAAATTTGTGAATCTATCGAAGAGGCACTAGCTCATTGTGGCACTTATCAAACTCCTCCGTCTGATGTAGAAATAATATTTGTATGTGAAACTTGCGGAGAAGAATTCGATAAGCACTTCTTTGCTGGAGCTATGAAACACGACTATGACAAACACAAAAACAATTAAGCCCGGAAGGACGTAGTCCTCCCATACAAATAGCAAAATATTGCTACAATGTTGCTACAATGTTGCTACAATGTTGCTACAATGTTGCTACGCAACATAATAATCAATAACACTTTATTAAAGGAAACAAAAAATGAACATCAAAAAAATAACATCAACAGCAACATTAATGGCACTCGGAGCATCAAGTTTTTATCTCGGAATAACAACTCAAAGAACTATCGTTGCCCGCTCGATTCCCAACATTGCAATACAAAAAACATCTAATGTTATTTCACAACATCAAAAAGCATCTAAACCTCGGGGCGTAGCCACGGGGACTCAGGTTGTCAACGGAATGTACCATTCCGATCAACAATCATCTAATACTGAAAAGGCCTGGGCCAAAATAATCCAGGTCGAATCCCGTTCTGGCAAACATCCAAACACTTACATCAAGCCCGGCTCCGCAGGTGACTTCGGAATAGCACAGATAACGCCGATCCTCGTCCAGGACTATAATCGAATATCAAAAACAAATGTTTACAAACACAGTGACTGTATATCAGACGCAGTATCAAAAAACATATACAAAACAATAACTAACCATTATTACAAGAACGGAACCGTCGAGCAACTCTGCAGACTATGGCACAGAGGCCCGAACAAAGCCCGACAATACGACAAGCTAGGAAATATTTACTGGAATAAATGTAAAAAGGTTCTGTAACACATTAGTAGCACCGGGCGTTACGGTTTGGCAACAGGTATGACCTAGGATCAGATACTGCTGCTGTGTTGGTTCGATTCCAACTGCGTCCATTTTTAAATCAATATTATTTAACTAAAGGAGCAAAAATATGAACAATTTACAAACAAGACTAAACCAAGCAAATCAGGAAAAAGAAGAAATTATTAGCTACATCAATGAACTCAAACAACAAATTATCATAGAAAAAAATAACATAAAAGTAGGAGATCAAGTAACAATAAATGATCTATCATACAGTATTGGATTCGTAGATGATAAAGAAACAACTCAAGGCTTACATTGTACATCTACACCAGAACTTCTGACAGTAATAGGAGTTAATAAAAAAGTATGGACTGAAAGTAATGGTATTAGACATCTACTAGACATTGCTGTAACAGATAATCATGGAAAATATGGGTTATTCCCGAAACGTTTCTGTAAAAAGATTCTGTAACAACATAAAGTAGAATGTTCCGAGCAATAATCAATATTGTTCTGAACATTCTTCTGTATATTGTTATCAATATTATTTAACTAAAGGAAAAAGATTATGGCAACTATCAATGAAGTATCAAAAGCACTGGACAGAAGATCAGCAAATATTGCGAAGCAATATCAAATTCAAGCCGCTCCAAAAACATCACTGAAGATCTGTACAATCTGCGGATTCAAGAAACGCGGGTCAAATCACGATCTCGGAGCACATCACACTAGCGGCAAGAATGGCAAACATTCTGTATTGTCTTGTAACTAACGAAATGTTCCATTTCGAGGAGATTAACAATGACAACTAACGATACTGAACATTTCGGAACTCCATGCAAGATACCCGAAATTCCGCTCGATCCTAAGATCTGTGATTGTGGCCGACAGATGAATATTCTATCAAACTGTGAAAAATGTGGCCGAATAATATGCGGCTCTTGTTATGAGTTTGATAGCAAAGCTAATGATTATGTTTTTCTGTGTCCACAATGTTTTATTGAAAAATGCTCTTCAAAACTGGACTCTAAACATGAGAACTCATGAATTATTAAAACCAATTACAATAGCTCTGTTAAAGAACAACTATGAAGTGTTCTTGCCGATGCAAGCAAACAACAGCATTGTATGTTCTAAAAACACTATACTGTATCACTGCAAAATGATCTGGGCAACAACAACAATAAATGATCCCAGTTCAATAATAAGTATTCCGGCTGCAACAGCTGAACCGGATTTTTTCAATTACAATTGGCTTCTAATACTGGATAGAACCGGATCTGTATGGCTTCTACCAATGGACTCTATTCACGATAGGAAAAAAATCCGACTTGGAAAATCCATAGATTGTCTAAAACTAGAAAACCGGCTAGATTCAGATAAAGAAATATCTAAATTTATTCCAAAGAGCCCGAATAAACTAGATAAACCGATTGAATTTGAACCAGTAAGAAAAGGTGCAATCAGTGCTGACAATCTAGAATCTTTTGCAGCTAAAAACATTAGACCAATGAAAAGATCTGAAGTCGACAAGATGCACGAACAAATGCTAGATCTAAAAACTCCGGATAAAACCCATGATCTTGACACTGTGTCAAGCTATGATCAATTAGAAAAGTTAGACAACTAAAGGAATGTTGCTTTGCAACAACTAAAGGAAACTATTATGAAAAAGTTAAGCTATGAAGTTAAATTTAGATACACCACAGATGGAATGATACCAGTTGGAATCAAATTCAACAAGGCTCCGAATCCAGAGATCATCAACATGCTAAAATCAGACAATTGGACATATGATCCAACCAAATCTATCTGGCATCCGCTTGCAAATTCTAACTGCCTTTTTATACCACTGCTGTTGCCAGAAGCTGTAGCAAAAGTCAATGAGCCAAAAAAGGATCTTAGCTGGTTCGCTTGTCCTCATTGTGACAAGACTATTTTAGTTAGATCTCTTAATCAGGATCTTTAATCCATTTGCTCGTATTCATTAAATGAAAAGGTCAAAAAAAATGTTATCAGATGATATGAGAGCTATATCCAAAAAAGATACTCGACAATTCAACAATATCGAGCTAACCGAATCAGAACTCAATGATCAAATCTTCGAGGGTGGAATAGGCTATTGTATAGCTTGTGGAGAACAATCAAGCTTTGCCGAGCCAGACGCAAGACATTATAGGTGTGATTGTTGTGATGAGCGGCAAGTATTCGGACTTGAAGAGCTTATTATGATGAATCAGATTACAATCACAAATAACTAAAAAAGCTTCAACATATATCACTATGTTGTGATATATTACGAAGCATATCATTTTTATTAGGAGTTTCAAAGATGCAAACAAAAGAATCAAAAGTAAGAACAGGCGGAGAGATTGTCGGAACAGTTCAACTACCAGTCTATGAGACAATGGACGAGCTGATTGAACTTGAAGATGACATTCGTATTCTGGCCTGTTTTAACCACGGAAACCACATTAGAATCCAAGGGAACGAGCGAGCAAAGTTCAGTGTCAAGGCTCTGACTAAAAAGACTCAGATGGAAATCGCGTTCAACCATGTTCTGAGTGCTGTATTGTCTCCCGAAGAGTACTCCGAATGTTGCACGGACTTCGCCAAGCTCAATGATGCAGTTTACAACAATGAAACTGTAGTCGAAGCTACTAAGGTCAAGTACAAAGAATTGCTTGAAGCTGGCCTAATCGACAACAGTTAACGAACTGATTCATTTCGTCGGGCTGATCAAGTATAATGTACGAGCAATAATTCACATGTGCTTGATCAGCCTGCTTTATATTTTACTAAAGGAAACTACAATGAAAAAGAAAAACATGACCATGAGACAAGCAGCAAAAAGAATCTCAGATAATCGCATCGGAAATGCTTGGACAGTACAAAGAATTATATCTGGAACTGGCCCAGACAATCACCCATTTGATAAGCCATGTCAGATATATGACAGTGCTTATCAGCTCGGTCACTGTTACGGGGACACATTCGATGAGTGCTTTGAGATAATGGAAACAAAAAGAACTGCTTTAAAAACCATTTAAAGGATCTTATAATGCTAGGAAAAAGATTAACAAACTATTTATCACTAAGCATTAAAGAAAAAATATCTTTGGTTCTTAGCATTCAGGATCGGCGGCTAAAGTCGCTAGAGGAATCAATCAAAAAACGAGCTAAAAAGCCCCGAGCTAAAAAAGCCAAAAAACCAATGTTCAGTAACGATACTTTAAACAAACTGTTTGAACAAATGCCTAAAGACATTCAGAAAAGCATATCAAGCAAGAAAAGGATCAAGTTATAATGAAACCACTAAATCTTTTAATAAATGGTGACCCGACTAATCCCAATAATATTGCCCGATCATTGCTAGAAACAATGCCAAGTCTAGCTGGCAGAAAACCACGAAACATATTCAAAGCTTCTACGATTGTCCCGTCCGATCTGAGAAGCAAGAAACCATATGAACCAATAAAAAATCGGTTTCCTTTAATCGAACCAGATGTCAGTGAATAGATGCGTTGGTAGTAGTAAATGTACTGGCGTTTATAAAAATCTTAGTAACTGGTCTGGTTAGTGCCAAAGAGCATGGAGGCTATTCATGCTCTTTGGTATCTTTTGAAAAAGGAAACTACAATGGAAAAAGACAACAAAATTATTGAATACGATCTGTTTCAAACCTGGATAAACTGTGTCAAGATGTGGAATGAAGCTGAGATAGAAAAAATATTGTATGAACATTCTCATGATTTTATACTAAAAGATAAATGGCTAGAAGAAAACGGCTATACTGATGTATCTAACAGTTGTTTCTTCTGTGAATATGCAGGAGATTTTACAAACGAAAATGGACAAATAGCCACTAATTGCCGAAACTGCCCGATGTTTGGACACTTAGAAGATCCTTGGTACGCGTGTGAATGGTCAGATAAAACTGCTTCTTGGCTTCATAATCCAAAAGAGTTCAAAAACTTTCTTAATGACGAATTTATTAAATATATGACAACTGATTGAAAGTATAAAAATGCTTACTGAAGAAACACTATTAGCCATAGCAACTAAAGTTGCAAAGATCCTAAAGCTGCGTGGATCTAAGATCGAACTCGACGAGTTACTGAACGAAGCTTATGTCTTCGCGAAAGAACACGACCGATCTGAGAACTATGCGGCTTATTGGGCTTATAAAGGAACGGCTAATCTAGCCTTCAGTACGAAGCGTAAACATGGACGAGACTATGAAAAAGAATTAGTCTATTGTAATAGTCACATAGATAATACTACGACTAATGTTGACGAAGTTTTCGATCTCATAACTGCACTCAGTGACCCGAATAATCTAAGAATGATAGAACGACTGTTTCTGTTTCATATCTTTGTTGACAACATGACTATTGAAGAAATATCAGTCTATTATACTAAAGAATATTCAACAGTAGCTAAAATAATAAAATCAGCGAAACAAAAATTAAAGGAGATTCTAGAATGAAAGTACCAGAAACATTTGATATAAAAGGCCATGATAGTTCGTCTATGTGCTGTGTAGCCAGATGTCCATTTAAGTATTATTTAGAACGTCTATGTGGCTACAGAAGCCCGGATCGATTTGTAGGAGCCCTGGACTGGGGTACAGATTTTCATAGTTGTGCACAGTTCTGTTATGACGGAAATTCAGAAAAGGCTATAGAGTTCTTTCTAGAGTCTTGGAACTCACGCGGTCACGCTGATACAGCTGCACGGAACCCGACTCGTGCTCGTGCAACTATTCAGCATTTTGTTAATATGCACAACAGTGTTAATTGTCAATACGAAATCCAGCACTATGACATCGAACCAGCAGGGAATCTAATATCTGATAATGAGATCCCGTTCTCGCTGAACATTGCTGGAGATATACCATATATTGGACGCATTGACATACCTGTTATCTGGAAGCAAACAGGAGAGCTCTGGACTTTAGATTATAAAACGGCCTCAGAAATATCTGGACGCTACTTTAATAATTTTCATAATTGCCCACAAGTAGTAGGTTATACAATCGCACTTGAAGCCCTGACTCAAGAGTCTGTTAAGGGCATGATTATCGAAGCAATCCGGGTATCTGGTGCCAAAACACCTAAGGACGAATGCACTAGTCAACAGTTTGTTGTCAAAGATCACATTAGAAAACAATGGATAGAGATGTTCAGGAACCAGACTGATAAGATTCAGCGATATAATGAAAAACAGGACTGGCCACAGTGCGAAGGCTTCTCAGCTTGTGCAAGTTACAGCATGTTCGGAACACCTGGCTATGTATGTGACTTCTTTAATGTCTGCAATAGTCCGGATTGGCAATCGACACTGGATTACTTTGTGAAAGAAAAACCGTTCAACCCGCTCGAAATTGGAGCTTAAACAATATTATTACTTATTAAGGAACCAACAAATGAAATCTACTGACCTTAACAAAGAATTGTCTGAACTATTTAACAATATCAAAGACAAAAAAACTACTTTAAAAGCGGCTGCTGAAATGAATAATGCAGCAGGTAAACTTATTCAGTTGAATAAACTTAAACTTGAGTATGCTAAAGCAAGATGCGAAAAACCTGAAATTGATTTTTTAAATTGAATTTTTAATATGAAAAATGTATATTCTAATCGTGCAATTGATATAACTGGAAAAAGATCTGGAATGTTAAAGGCTATAAAGCCAACTAAAGAAAGATATAATAGTGATGTATTATGGGAATGTAAGTGCGATTGTGGAAATCATGTACTAAGAAGAGCAAGTTATATAAAACGCAATATAGCAAAGTCATGCGAATATTGCGATCATGCTAGAGAGAAAAAATATGAAAACAAAACAGTGAATGGATTTAAAGTAATCAGCAAAACAAATAGAAGGCATTTAGGATCTATTGTCTGGATGTGTATTTGTACTCACTGCAATGAAATAACGTTTTTATCATCAGAAGAGATAAAAAGAAAACATTCTTGTGGTTGTTTACATAGGCCTGCATACACTTTCAAAGATGTTTGCAATAAAAAATTTGGTCGGCTAAGAGTAACTGAAAAACTGGGCCGAAGAAAAGGAACAACTAAAATATTCTGGAAATGCATATGCGATTGTGGAAACTTTACTAAAGCAACTGGAGATAATTTAACTTCTGGAATGATAGTATCTTGTGGGTGTTATGCAACTGCAAGAAAAATGACAAAATATAGTGATTTAGATGCAGAAGATATTCCAATAGAATTAATTAGATTATCTCAAAATCATTGGAAAATTAAAAGGGAACTAAAAAATGAAACCATCTGATTTAGTAAAAGACAGTCGACCACCGAGAATATGCTTTGTAGGAACAGCTGGTAGTGGCAAAACTGCTCTGGCTGCACAGGCTAAGAATGCATATGCTTTCGACTTCGATGACGGAATGCGAACTTGCAATGTCATTAAAGATAAGTTCTATGATCTGCGACAAAAAGTCGAATTCGATCTGTATGAAAACACTGGAAACAGAATCAATGCATTCGCAAATGCTAAGAGCAAAATGATAGCACTCCAGACACTAGCTGCTGATGGTCGTATGCCATACGATGCTATTATCATTGACAGTTGGACCGGATTTTGTGACAAACTCAAGCATCATGTGATGTCTATGCAATCCGGATGCACTGCATTTACTAATCCGGAGATCCAGCATTGGGGACTGATGTTTTCTGAAGCTGAGGGCTTCTTGCACATGGCACGATCATTGCAAGTATTATTGATTGTTAATGCTCACGAAAACTTAATTGAAACAGCCAATGGTAACAGTCTGAGAATAGCTAGTATCACTAAAAGTCATGGTATGAATAAAATGGCATACTTATTTGATGAAGTCTTGAGAACAAAGACAAGAAGGAAAGGAGTAGATAACTTTAAATACATGCTAACTGGCAAAGGAGACAGTACGTTACCAACTAGAACCCGCTCAAACATTAAAGGAGACCTAGAACATACTGATATTGGACTCGCAGGGATATTAAAGATGATGAATTTTGAACAGCAAAAGTAATTTGAATATTACTAAATATTATTTTTATGAAAGGTATTACCTATGGCAATGTTAAAAATCGACAACACTAAAGAAGAGAATTTTGAACCAAAGAACTTTGAGCTAATGCCTAAAGGCATCTACCGATTTCAAGTCGGACATAAGTTAGCTGTAGTAAAGTGTAAACCACCGTCAACTAACAACATGATAAAGCTTATATTGACTTGTGTCGATGATGTTGAAGACGGAAAATACCTCGGTCGTAAGGTCTTTGATAACCTGGTCTTGATTGACAGTTGTGAATTTAAGCTGAATGCTTTCGCAATATCTTCAGGGCTGTATACTGCAGAGTCTCTCAAGCAAGATGGCCAGATCGATACTGAAGATTTTGAGCCAAACGACTATGAGATCGTCGCTAGCATTGATATTGAAACCAGTGAATATCGAGGCAAGACATCTACTAACAATGTCGTCAAAGCTTATATGTTCAAGAAAGATTAATAGTTGGTAAGCAGTCGAGTCCGGCTAGGTATTGATTCTAGCCGGACTTCTTTATAAAAAGGATTTTAAAAATGACTAATCAAATAGACAATATTACAAATGCTAGAATCGCACCACTCAGAGGACACAGGCCAGTATGTGACATAGAGCTAGTTGACAAAGGACTCGATATTTGGAAGGGCAAGCTAATGCCATTCATCGGCTGTCCGGATGGTGAGATAAAAACAGTCTATTTCGATCGAAAATATGATCCAGAGAACAATGACTTTGACCGGATCATTAAAGAATACCATATCACTGATGTAACTATTTTGGGCATAGCGTTTTATCTGATTCCGAAAGAAAAGATGCTGTTTGGCTACGAGCCAATGTCAGCAATACTGAAACCAAATGTTACACAGATAAGAAATCCTCTAGGGAGACCTCAATAATATGAACATCAGAATAGAACGGATTCTAGTTCGGGAACGTGGACGATCAGACTTCGGAGACATAGTTAGACTGTGTACATCTATCAAGAAATTTGGTCTAATGCACCCAATTGTTGTACAAGCTTGTTCAGATAAAAACTATGACTTTGAGCTAATTGCAGGTGAACGAAGGCTAAGAGCATTTAAGCAATTGAAACGTGACGAGATACATGTTACAACTCGTAAAGATTTGTCCGGTCGCGTCTTGAAAGAGATGGAACTAGAAGAAAACATGATCCGGAAGGACATGAACTGGCAAGAACAGGTAGAATGTATTAGACAATTGCATGAATGTAAGCAAGATGAATATGGTCAAGCTGATTCTAGTCACGGCTCCGAAGGCTGGGGCATTCAAGACACTGCAATGATGCTAAACAAAAGTGTCGGAGCAGTAGCCGAAGACATCACGCTTGCAAATGCATTACTGAAGACGCCCAGCTTGAAAGAAGATTTTATCAAGCTTCCAAAAACGGCTGCCAAGAAACTAATGAAGCAAAAGCAGTCTGCATTGAAAGCCGAACATGATATTATCTCTAAGAAGATTAAGATTACCAGTGAACTCAGGCTCGGGAATTGTCTGGATCTTATCAAAGAGCTTGAAGACAAGTCAATAGATCTAATACTAACTGATATGCCATTTGCAGTAACCGAAGCACAGTCTTATAGTACCGGAGCAGGAGTTACGTACAATGATACTAAGACCAATGTATCAGATGAAGATGGTTTCATTGATCTGTGGCAACGCTTAACTCCTGAGATAAATCGGGTATTGAAACATGGTGCTCACATCTATATGTTCTATGGAGCAAAGCATTATCAGACATTAATGGATCTGTTCAGTACTACTGCTATCGAACTGGATGATCTGCCTATTATCTGGGACAAAGGCCGAGCTTCAGTGATGCCAAAAGACTTTCATTACAGCAGTTCGTATGAACCAATATTGTTCGGTATGAAGATTCCGAAAGTTCGTGTGCTAAAAAAGGCTCATCGAAACGTGATAAGTATTCCATCAATAGCTGGCCAAAAACGTGTTCACCCGCTGCAGAAGCCGTGCGAATTACTGAAGATGTTCATTGAGAACTCTACCAATCCAGGAGACTTAGTGTTAGATCTCTTTGGTGGATCGGGTTCAACTATTGATGCTGCAAGACAATGCAATCGTAAGTCTATAGCATTCGAGATAGACAAAGATAACTATCTGAGAGCTCAACAGTTTCTAAACTTAGAGGAATAAAAAATGGTTGATACACAAGTAATACGAAATTGGATACTATCTAGAAATACTGCTGGTCCACCAGATGATGAGCAAGATCTTGATCAAATACTTAATGCTATATGTTCTGCCATAGAAGAACTTCAGACTAAGGTATCAAAATGAATCCAGAAGAAACGTTTCACAAAAACTATGACAATCCAGATGGAGAATCGACTCCGGAAATGATCTTGACATTTGATCTAGCATCCAAGCATGGATCATTTGAAACAGCACAAAAGATATTAGGAAATCCAATAGATGAAAAAATTGCATGTGCATTCTGTACCGGATTGCTAGAAGGAACTAAAAACATGATGCTGTTTATGTCAGAGATGGGAGTAGATATGAAGATGATGCAAGTGGATCTTAAAGACCCTTGCTCGTATTCATTAAATGAAAATGAAAAACCAATTGATTTAACAGAGTTCAAAAGGAGCTAACAATGAGTATAGAAAAATATACATGCGAAAACAAGAAAGAGTGCTACAAAGGTGTCGAGAAAGATACATTACTTGAGAATCTTGAGTTCCACACTCCCGATTTCAAATTTGAATCTGATATAGAAGTTGCATTGCATACCAATCTTGGCAGCTTAACAGTTCTTGATAGAATGACAGGATTTGGGCACAGAGACATTGAGACTGGCTACCGAGATCCAGATGGCAAGTGTTGGCTTGCCAGTGGTGGTTATGATGTACGAAAAAGTGGATTAAAAACTATGCAAGAATGTATAGAATGGGTTAAAGAAAACGCAAACACTTGCAGAGGATATTAACAATGTCAACTACAATCCAAGATCAAGGTAGTCCGGATTCAAAGATAATGATTGTAGGAGAACACCCGTCTAAAAAAGATGAAGCCCTGGGTTATCCGTTCGGGGGATCAGCTGGCAAGTTGCTAAAGTCTATGCTCAAACATTCGGGCATAGACTATAGCAAGTGCTATGTGACTTATGTTAGCCCGATCAAGCCGCCCGGAAATGACTTCAGTTATTTTTATGAAGACGACAAGAAGCGTGTTCCCAAGAAAAGTCTTGAAGACCGATGGGCTCAATTGCGTGATAAGATCGAACGCATCAAGCCTGATGTTTGTTTCCTACTCGGCTACGAAGCTATGCGAGCGGTTACTAATAAAAGATCTATGAAAAACTGGCGTGGAAGTTTCTTATCATACAAGGGCGTCAAATTATTGTGTACTTACCCGCCTAACTCAGTGATGAAACAGTATGATTTGCATCCGATTGTAGAACTAGACTTTGTCAAGGGCATTAGTCGCAACAGGCAGCCCGATCCAACTATTTATATTGGAAAGCCTTTTAGTTTCATCATCGAAAAACTCTCAAGATTGAAAGATAAAAAACAAGTATCTTTTGACATTGAGACAGTCGGGACACTTATTCGATGCATAGCGTTTGCATGGTACAATGAAGATAACAATATTGAGTCTATATGTATTCCGCTTATCAGGTTTCAATCTTCTGATATGACAGCAATCGGATGCACTAAAATTAAACTTTCTAACAACGGGGCTTCCAAGTCTTCTTACTGGAGCCCGAACGAAGAGAGGATTTTATTAGATGAAATTGCAAGAGTTCTTAATGAGTGTAGAATCTATGGCCAGAACAGTATATCTTTCGATGAGCCGTTTCTTGCGAAGCAATTCGGTATTACTATCAACGATCATTATTTCGACCTTATGCACGCTTGGCATCTTCTGTATTGTGAGTTCCCAAAATCTCTTAGCTTTATTTGCTCTGTGGTTACTGATTATGACAATTATTGGACTGACAAGATAACCGAAAATGATGAGTCCGAATGGTACTATAATTGTATGGACACAGTCATCACGATTGAAGCGGGTCTGTATGTAGAGAAAGAACTGCATGAAGCCGGGCTAGATAAGCTATTTTTTGACTTCGTGAATCCATTGGCAATAACAATGGCTAAAGTCCAAGACTACGGGATGCTAATTGATGTCGACAAACGCTCGAGTCTTATTGTTAAGCACAAACAAATAGCAAAGGATTGTTTAGATACTATCAAGACTATTGCTGGTCGGGATGTTAATCCGAATAGTCCTAAGCAAATAAAAGAGCTATTGTACAATCAGATGAAGTTGCCTCCGATTTACAAAGACAATAAAGTTACTACAAATGAAGACGCTTTGCGAAAACTAATCAAGGTTTATCCAGACGAATTGATTCTGAAAAACATTATTGGATTTCGTAAAGCTACAAAACTTGTGTCTACGTTTTTGGAAGTTGAACTAGACGATGATAACAGAATCAGAACTAATTACAATGTGTCTGGAACTAAGTTCGGCAGGTTGTCCAGTTCAAAGGACATTTTTGGTAAAGGAATGAACTTGCAAAACATCCCTGCTGGTCGGGGACAAGGCATAGAGAACATTCGAGACCTGTTCATAGCACAGCCGGGATATCTGTTTGGCAAATGCGACCTATCACAGGCTGAAACAATGGTAGAAGCTAGGATTCTGAAACGTCTTGGCTACCCACAATTATGGGAGAAATATGAAGACAATAGTTTTGATATACACACTTGGATGGCTAGTCTTATTTTTAGTAAACCCGAGCCAGATATTATTAAATACGAGCGCTCTATTGGCAAACTTGCTAATCATTCCGGCAACTATATGGCTGGCCCACGAGTGCTTCAAACAAACGC